TAGAAGAAATATCTGTAGACGCCTGAGCCTCAAACTGAACCGAAACGTTTTTTCTGGATGGCTCTGTAAAATTGATTGCCATTACCTAACAGTGATATCCTCCCTGACGGTGAATGTTCCAAAAAACCAAGTCTCGGTTGTCGAGTTGGTTGAATGATTTGCAGCGATGTCGTAGATGTAGGAGCCTGGAGGGACGTTTGCCATGGCCTCTCTCGTAGCTGAGACGGTCAATGTTCCATCGGCAGCCCCAGTCACTGAGGCCAAAAGCTGATTTCTACCTCCAGCAGCATTAGAAAGAACAACGTCAGCCCTGCTGTTTGGGTTGGTTGAAGATCTAACGTCCATATCAAAAGAGTAGACGGTAAGATCTACCGCATCCCCATCCGCATCCTTGACCGTAATGTCAAAGCTCAAGCTGTCACCTCTTTTAGTTGTGACGTTAATCTCTTCTGAAGTGTCTAGGTTAAGTTCTGTTGCCATTTTGAGTCAGGTTTCTGATTATCTCTTTTGTGTTGTCTTGTGAAAGCTCACCTCTTTGATTTTTTCTCTGGCTCATAAGTTTTGATTGAGCCACGGCCTGCTTATCTACCCTTTCGTCCTTTCTGTCCTCTTTGAGAACCTCAATCTTTTCCTTAAACTCCTGGTCGTCGGTCTTAAATCCGAGAGTAGCCTGGGCCTTAATCATCTCGATCTCCTTCTTGAATTCGTGAAGCGCTTGCGCGACCTGAATGTCTGCCTGAGCCTTAGCTTGAATCTTTTGCATCTCAAGTTGCGACTCCATCTGAAGCTCCTGCTGTCTCGACTGAGAAGCCTGTTGGGCTGCCTGCTGAGCTTGCTGGGCTTGCATTTGAGAGTTCTGCTGAGCGAGCTGCTGCTGCTTCTGCTGCTTCTTGGTGCGTCTAAGAGACAGAAGCCTCTCTGCTTGCTCGACATCCTTAAGCTCCCTAACCGCCATTGCGTCTTCGAGGTCAATGGCCTGCTGCTGAAGAGACATTTGAATGGACTGCTCAAGAAATTGTCTTTCTCTGTCGTCCATGTTCTTCATGACGGTAACGCCAAAGTTGAACATAGGGAGGTTTTCAAACGAAGAAATAACATTCATATTTGACTTGCCAACCGCATTGGCATATGCGTCAAAAATGACTGACTCCTTTGGAAGCACCTGGAGGCACTTTACAACGTCTTCGCAAACGCTTTGGAAAAGCATTATAGAAGCGTTGGTTATGTCGTAAATAGCGTTGTTTCCCGCAGCGATAGCCTGCTCCCGAACGCCAACCAATGCGTCTCCCTTGGGTGTCGAAGCATCCATAGCCTCGTTTACGCCCGTGACGTCCCTGATCATTCGCATGTAGTGATTGTACAGGTTGATCAGCTCATTGATGTTGCGTATGCTGTTTCCGATCTCTCTGATAGGAGGGTTCTGAAATCCACCCTCTGGGTTTTTGCTTCTGTAGTAGAAAACACCAGTCTGCTCGTAGATGTCGTGAAGCTCAAGGGGCTGAAGCTCTCCTCCTTTTCCGAGCTGAACGTTTTCCAGCCCCTCGATGTCAATAATCAATCCGTCTGGCTTTGCTTTAGCGATAGCCTGCTGGATTTTAAGGTGAGTGAGCTGAAGCATGTCGGCAAAACCCTTGGTGCTGCCGATCATTGACTTCGGAACCATGTCGTCAAGGTTCGTTGCTACGGCAGAGTAAGACATGCGCGTTCTGCTGAGATCGTGCATGTTTCTTGGCATATTGGTCTTTATGCCGTAGTCAAAAAGATACCCGCAGCCCATCACATAGATGCCTCCGTAAACATTCATGACGTCAAGAGAGTGAGGTGTTCTTTCGTAAATACCACCCTTTCTTTCCTTGTAGTTGTACCCCCTTACATAGAAGCCAACGTTTCCGTACTTGTTCTCCCTTTCTTCGAAGTACATTCTGTCTGTAGAGAGAAACTCAAAGTCGAGGATCTCAACAATGTACTCGTCATAGCCATAAACCGTTCTTCTGGCCTGATTGTCGTAATAAGTTCTTCTTAGGGCTGAGGCGTCGTTTCCGTGCTTAGATGCAGACTTTTCTGCAATCTTCTCAATCTGCTCTTCAGTGAGTTTGTCGCCAGCAAGCCTCTTGAGTTCTGAGATGGAGATTCTTCTTACGGCGCCAGCGTAGCTTATGTCTGCGAAGTTTGGGTCCTCTGTGTAGCTGTGAACAAAGTCTTTCGGATCGATGTAGTCAATCGAAATGCCGTATGATGGGTCGTTAATTCTCTTTACGACACACATTCCGCAAGAAACCAAGTCTGAAACCGCCCTCCTGAATGTTGTTTCGTTGAACTTGTTCCAGGTAAGGGTTGCTTGTGTTGCGAGCTGAGCGGCGACCTCAGCATCGAGCTTTACGTTTGTCCCCAAGAAGATTTCGGCTTCTTCCAGGGTTTCTGGAATGCTTTCTGGGTCCTCGTTAACCACAATGCCGTGAGCCTTTTTTAGGTCCATCAGAAGTTGCCTGTTCTTGACAAGCATCTCGATTTTCTTTTTTTCCTTGTCCCTAAATGAAGTGGAAAGAGGATCGATGGCCTCAATGTTCGGGTACATTTCCCGAGAAAGAACCTTGTTGGTTACAATTCTAGCAAACTTGGGCAGAACGGGGACAGGACTAAAGTCCAGATTCAAAAGGGTCCCGTCATTGTTGTTTGGATCGAGATTGTTTAGGAGTCTTTTGTAAATATCGACATCCTGGGTACCGTTTGCGTACTTCCTATTTCTGTGAAACTCCCTATTTCTTCTATTGATGGCAGAGTCGTCTGGAGAAGATCCATTCCACTGCGCCTCTATCGCTTTTGCGTAGGCCATTCCATATTCCTGACCAAGCTTTTCTTCTTGCGACGCTAGGGGGTTTGGAAAGGACTTGGACGCTTTAGTTGAGCTGCCGTACATCTTTGTGGGTATACATTTTTGCAAATATAGTAAATGTGCCGATCACGTTAATTATACTTGTATCTCCTGAAGAACTTAGACTCCTTAAAATCAGGGGCTTTCCTTTTTGGCTTAACCTTTTGGGCGGCAAGAAGGCAAAGTCCAGAACTAATCGTCAAGTCAAACTTTGTTCTATTGTCGATTTTGTATCCAATCCAGTCCTCTAGAGTTTTGTTAAAATACATCTTCCCCATTTCACCGCTTTCGTGGTTGGCCCCCACGTGATCATGAACGTATGCCTCAATCGCATGAGCGTGGGCCTGAATGACGTCCTGAGAGTTAGATGGAATACCCTTTGTTTTTACATTCACCTTAGCTGACGTAGACGTCAGGTGATTTGGCCTGTTCATCAAGTATCCGTCGTAACCCCTTGTTTCAAAGTATCTTGCAATCCCATACTTGTTGTTCTCTATGAGTATTGGGTACCCATAGAATACGGCTGCCATAAGCACATCTTCGTAAAAGATTTTAGCCAAAGGCGGGCGGGACGCATACTCCAGCACAAACATGTTTGACGGATACTGCATGTGAAACTTGTTGTACAGGTGTAGCGCTCCCTTAGACCCCCGTCCATCGACGGTGGCGTCAAGGTCATAAGAGTCAACCCCGCCTACCCCCAGCTCTGCATTGGGCGCTATTCTTTTGCCTCTAAGAAACTTAGACTGATTCCTTAGCTCTGGAGGCGGCATCCAGGCAACGCGAAACCTGCCGTTTGGGTCTGGAGTAAATACAACCTCTGTATCTTTCTCCCCATTCCTCCAAACAAAATTTCCAGTAACAACGGGGTTGGGGAACAACTCATCATTGTACTGGATTTGCTCGTAAATCTTACCCACATTAAAAAGGCTTCCTTCTATACTGTCCCTAAAGGCTTCGTCAGTAGTAAAAGGAAACTGCCTAATAATCTCATTCATCTCAGAGGCGTCGTGCTTCAAGGCCTCTCTTTCGTTTTTGAGATAGCTACGGGCTCCTATTTCAACGTCTACACCGTCGATGCCTTCAATAGGGGACTCAGGGTCCTCGTGTACGGCTCTCCCATGCTTGTCAAAAAAGCCCTCCAGCGCCATATCAGCTGGAATAAAGAGTCGGTAGAGTCCTGATCGGGTCCTACCATTCTTGTTCCTCTCGTCTGGGTCTGAATCCCTCCAAAGGTCCTTGTACTCTTTTCCCCCTTTGTCCATCGGATTTACGGTGCTTCCCACCATTGCCTTTCCGACGATTTTTCGCCCGACGATCAAACACGTCCGTTGAATCCTCCAGGCGTCCCTTATGTCTGTAGGTTTTTCCCATTTTCCAGCTTCATCTAGATAGAGCAAATGTAACTTTTCTCCATCATAGGCGTTGTTGGTGGTATTCTTCCAGTTTATGACCGTATTAAGAGCCTCGCCCGTCTGCGTAGTCTTATTGTTCTTCGTGATTCTCTTAGACGGCTCGCGAAAAGCCAGCTCCATGCGCGGATTGGTCGTTCCATCCTGAATAGGTTTGAAGAAGAAGGGGTAGTGCCTGAACATTTGCACGACCTTCTTCATGAATATATTCTCCTGCGCGTCCTTACCAGTCTTTGACTGTATTCCCAGGAGCTTATCTTTAACTTGTGTGGCTTCGTCCAGAAGCACAGCAGAGCAGATATTGGTATATCCACTCCGCCTACATTTAGTATATAGCTGCCCGATACATCGGGGGTCCGCCTCACACGCAGACAAATGTAAGAAAATTTCTCTTTGGAACTCAAGATAGTCTGGATAGCCGATGTCCATCTTGGTCCACTGCAGCATCATGTAGTGCCTGCCCGTAATATATGTAGGCCTGCCGTCATTGTAAAACCAAAAGCCCTCACGCCTACGGCGAAACTCCTCCTCGATATACGGACGAAACTTCTCTCGGAACTCTCTTGGCG